AATACAATTAAGATTGAATGGAATCTTGGCAAACGCTGTAACTATGACTGTAGCTACTGCCCTAGCGAAATACATGACAACACCAGTCCGCATACTGATATAGAAATACTCAAAGCAACTGTAGACAAACTAGTAACACTAGGTAAACCTATACGACTTAGCTTCACGGGTGGAGAGCCTACAGTACATCCTAAGTTCAAAGAGCTTATACAATACTGTAAGTATAAAGGCATAGCTTGGATTAGTATAACTACCAACGGAACATTACCAGCCGAATTTTATTCGTCGCTAGCCGTTAACCAATTAGTTTTTAGTATACACTTAGAGTACGATTGGCAACGAGTATTTAAGACCGTAGAACAAATGAACTTGTCATCGACAACAAAAGTCATAGCACAAATAATGGCACATCATGATCATATGGATGCAGTATTACAATTACGTGCTAGATGCTTACTAGGGCATATTCCTAATACTGTTAGACGTATACGTTGGACTCAAGGAGATCATGATTTGTTTGACGATATGCGATATAATACTAACGATTTAGATTTTATCAAAGAGTGCGAATCAACTGTAGAAGCAAACACAGTGGTATGGCTAGATAAAGAACACGCACAGTTATTGTATCATGCTAACGACATGATTAAGAATCATCAGAACAAATTTAAAGGTTGGACTTGCAACGCAGGTATAGAAAGCCTAATGATAAATTGGAACGGAGATGTACACAGAGCGACTTGTAGAGTCGGTGGTAGTCTAGGCAACATTTATGCAGGCCAATTTGTTGCCCCTGGTGACCCTGTAATTTGTGATCGTAATTTCTGCACTTGCGCGGCAGATATTCCATTAACTAAGACTAAACTTTGAAACATGTGTTTCTGGAACACAGAAACAATTCTTCTTAGAACAAATAGCAGGCTTAAACTCAGGGTTAAATACTTCTACAAAATTTGTATCTAGTATATTAAACGAATAATCAAGTCCGTACAGCGTTTGTTGGCAGGACCCTATAATACTGCCATCCCAGTGTATAAAGAAATGTTCTAGCCCAATGTCACAACTCCAGCCTTCAAAATTATTCCAGTTGTTATTAACATAGGCATTAGTTTTTGCTTTCATAGATTTACCGTTTGTAAAGTATGCTACACTTTCATACAATCTAATCTGTCCTTCAAATACTAATTTTCTATTTTTCCAAATCCAAAACAAATTAGGTATTCGTTTTAACGGGTTTCTTAAAAACTTCTTTTGATCTGGTGTTATTTGTATATCGTCAGCATTTACAACTCTAATGTTTCTAATCTTTGAAATCTCAGGTTCGATAACCTCGGCAGTCATAATAAACCATTTATGCTTGCTATTCTTTTTCATATAGTCAATAATATCTAATCCTGCTTGCCAATGCAGACGATCCATGAGTACTTTAACTGTAACCTTTTTATTAAACTCAAACAATGTGTCGGCTACTGCAATCATATGATCCGGATCGGCTTGGGATATATGATATGACAAGTGAGCATTGTCTATCAGATTACCGTACTCTTTCCACCATCGGAGTGTTCGAGAGCCATTACTGATTAATGTAAGATATACATCATTTTCTTTTTTAATTTCTTTTATAAAAAGAGCAAGGTCTTTCCATAGGGTAGGTTCTCCACCTCCTATTTTAAGATGTATTTTATCTTTACCTAATTTTGTTTTGTATTGTGCTAGCAGATGATTAAAGTTCTTAACAATCAGATCTAGATCTTCTGGGGAACGATAGTTACCCTCGTTGCTCCCTGGCCAACAATACTCGCAGTTATAGTTGCATACATTGTTAGGAGCCCACACAATTTCTAAAATGTTAGATTTTTTTGTTGATACAATTTTTATAGGTGTCATATTAAATGTGCAATTTCGGGAAACGTGTTTTTAAAATCTAGTTTACGCTGACGGTCCATTGTAGTAATAAATTCTTTAAAGTCGGGCAATAAGTTAGTATGATCTTCTGCATCCATCCAATCTAATATACCTTCCCAACGTTTCCAGCCGTAAGGGCTAACTTCCCAGAACTCGTTGTCTTGTGTATAGTGCTTCCATAACCATTCTTGTAGTTCAGCAAACAGCTCTCTAACTTCATGTTTGTCTTCTTTAGGAAGAACACGTAAACTTAACCATGTTGGAATCCAAATCAAGTGTACACCTACAAGGCCACCTCCCATTGTATGGCCAGCGGCGTTCTTATCAAAGTTAACTTTTTTAAAGTTCATTCGAACTTTCCATTTGATAAAATTTGGTATGTGCTTGATGTTTAAAATTTGTACAGCGCAGGCGATGTTAGTTTGTATATTGTCAGGAGCATTATCTAATTTAATAAGGCTTTCTTCTACTGTTTTCCAATCTAATGGATGACGTATGTATTCGCCGCGACGCTCTATACCGTCCAGGCTTACCCCTACCTTTACTTTTTTAAACTGCTTCCAGACATTGATAATGTCATCGGTTATTAGCGTACCATTAGTGTTGTACCTTAGACTAATCTTATCAGCATACCCTCGTTTAATAATTTCTTCTAGTAGTACACGATGCTCTTTAATTAGTAACGGCTCTCCGCCAGCAAAGTAAAGTTGTTTAATATTTGGAATTTGATCAAATATTTCTTCCCAGAACTTAGGATTTTCATGCCAACGGTTATCATGGAAATCTGAATTCCACTCCATTTGTTTTTTAATTAGTGGGCCTTGAATTAATGGGTATACTTTTTTATATTCGGGAGTCCACATACTGCTGTCATGCGGGCTACACATAATGCATTTAAGATTGCAGGTATTGCCTAGTCGAAGATCTAAATATTGTAGCTTATAAGGAACAGTACCGTCTTCCATTGTTTCAGCAATTAACTCTTTAATATCAAGTTTTTCGTGTAAATGCCAAGTGCCAGTTTCCCAGATACGCTTACTACTAATGCCGCGTTCCTCTTCTTCATAGCATTTCAAACAACTAGCAGGAACTTCACCAGCAAGCATGGTCTTGCGAACTGATTTCATAAAATCATTGTTGAACGCTTCTGTAGGCAAATCGTGACCAAAGTTAGCGGGTTCTCCGTTTTCTTTTTTAACCAATCCTACTTTATAATCTCCGCTGTCAGCACCCGATGCATTGGCCACACAGCATATACGCATATCACCGTTAGGCCGTGTGGCAAGATGTATCCAGGGCAATACACAAAAACTAGGACTACCAGTTAAGTCAGCAATTTGTTTTTGCCACTCACCTAGTTGGGTGTCCTCTGGTTGTATCCAAAATACTTTGTTCATCCTTTTGTTCCTATGATCATATATCGTGTATATAATGGTAATTGTAATTCACTTGCCTGTATTACTGCAATATTTGATTGCTTTTTAAATTCTTCTAGACTACTAGCAATTCTAATATGCTCAGGTATATCATAGTTGTTACTTTGAAGTACAATCAAACTATTCTGTGGATGTCCACTTAGCCACAGTTCGTATTGATTCTGTGTAATATGCTCACAACTAGTATTAATAATGATGTCAGCATCAGATCTTATTTCACACATGTCTGCTGTTACAGCTCGAAACTTACCTGCAATCTCCTCGCCCTTATTCATCATGGTTGCTATAGCTTCACAAGTATGATCAATATCTATGCTTCGAATGCTCTTAATCGGTATTGTGCTTTGGAATAGCATGCTAGCTAACACTCCGACCCAGCCACCATGTATATCGATAGAGTAAGGTCCATCCTTAATAGAGACGGTCATTGCAAGTGATTCAATTAACCATTCTTTGCTTTTTAATTGCCCAGACCAAAAAGCATCCATAGTCCGCATAGGATTTTCACTATTGCGAATGGCCTGCATCCAGTAATGGAGATGTTCTGTATCAATGTTCAAATTGCGCTCCTAACTTATCAAACTTGCCGCATTGTTTACTACATTCTACCAACGGATTGTTAGTCCATGTACTTTCAATCTTATCAAAGTATCCCGAACTAAAAATATTCGATAATGAATTACTATTGAGATTAGGATATACACCTATAGTGTCCATATAGTTAATTCTGTTATCTTGTCTAGGCAACTGCCATTTTAAATCTAGCCAACAGCACGGGCTAACAGTTCCGTTAGCCGCAATATAAATTTGTTTATATTTTACAGCTTTACATTGTATTTGAACCGACTGTAGATTTTCTTGTACTAATGGAATCATCTCACTGCTACGTTTAGTAGGATATAAAATGTGTGTAGTTTTGCCGGTCTCATCAAGTACGTTAAACCTACCATCAACAAATCTAGAAGTATGTTTAGTTTGAAATTTTTTAAAACCCAATTCCTCACTTAGCTCTCTACATATATCAACTTGGTGTTCGTTATGTTTGAATACTAGCATATCCCAAACAGCATTGCCACCTTCTTTAATAAAGAATTTAGCATTGTCTAAAATCTTAACCCAATCAGTGTCAACACGGTACAGGCTATGCGTATCAATCAACCCATCTATGCCAAACCTAATAGTGACATCTAACTCTGCAAGTTTCTTCCAAAAGTGCCAGCTTCTAGCACTACCATTAGTATTCATGCTTAGTCTAATGTTAGGATTAGTTTTTCTTAGATATTCAAATATTTTTACACAGTCTTGAGCAATAATAGGATCTCCTAAGTTACCACACATGAACAAACTGTCTAATTGCTGAATAAATGTAACCGGAAACCATTCCTTAAATTGCTCTAAGGTTATTTCATTTAAGGTTATTAGTGGGTTAAGAATGCCGCCGTTAATACGTCGTGGGCACATTGGACAACGTGCTTGGCACTTGCTAGTTAGCTCTAGATGTACATCTCGTATGTTTTCTAAATTATACATTTCTTTTACTTGTATTAAACTCGTATTCGCAATTACAACAATCGCGCGAACAAGTTACAGGTATTGGTCGAGGATTAAAGATTTCAGTAAACTGTTTATCGTATAAGTTATATTTGAAATTGTACCCAAATAAATTTTCGCCGCAGGCAGACGATACATCCCCAGTAAAACTAATATTTAAATTTTCAATACCTATATCACACTTCCAATTTTTAAAATGATTTAGGTTGTTAACTAAAAGATAATTTTTTGCAACTTTTTTCTTTTTGCCATTACTATTAACTATTGTAGTTTTGTAATTAAAATGCTTGATACATTTCCAAAGATAAAATATATTTGGAAAACGTTTCATGTATTTTTTTAAAAAGTCTTGTTGTTCCGATGTGTATGCTATGTTAACACCTACTAACTGTGCAGATTGTATACTCCATCTATGCTTACTAGTTTTTAACTCTTTAATAATATCAACACATTTATCCCAACGTAACGGATCCATTAATACATTTACATCTGTAAACACATTACGTTCATACAACAAATCAGCAACAGATTTAATATGTGCAGGATCAACTGTTTCTGGATGACAACTAATTAAAACTTTATCAAAGTAATTGGCATTTTCACTCCACCACTTAACGGTTCTAGATCCATTAGTAGTCATGCTAATGATTATGTCTTTGCCGTACTCTTCTTTAAGAGATTTAACCAATGTTGACAACTCGGGCCATAGTGTTGGTTCACCACCTAAAAAATTCAATTCAAAAACCCGTTTATTAAAATCTCTTTTATAAGTATCGATTAAATGTTTTAAATGTTTAATAGTAATTGATATCTCAGGCCATCTATAATTGCCGTCATTACTTCCTGGAAAACAATACCAGCATTTATAATTACAAACGTTATGCAACGCATAGTGAATAAGTAATCTGTCTTTGGGCCAATTTTTCTTTATTTCTACTATTTCCATTTTGGTATCTTCGAATCTGCTGAGCTAACGCACTGTGGAGTTGTACAAACTTTAGGGCTGGAAAACAAAGTAAATTTTTCTATTGTGCCTAAAGGTTCATCAAAACAACTATATGCTCGTTTGACCTCATTACCTCTTATTATAACACTCTGATAGCCTGCATTGCAAGTCCAATTGGCGAATTGATTAAATCCTAGGGCATTAAAACGTTCTGCTTGATCTATGAAATAATTTTGGTTGCCATCTGTTAAACGTATTTGGAAGCCTTCTTGCTGTTCGAAATCGTTTTGCATTATAGCAATCATTTCGTCTGTGTAGCCATTTACAATAGCAGTAGCAGTATCATTGCTTTGCGGTTTAAGAGTTACATTGATTCCACGCTGTCGTAACCGCTGACAGCGTTCTAGTGTTTCAAAAAACTTATCCGGGACCATAACTTGATTAACTGTTACATGAACACGTTCGTACATCAATTGCAAACACTTATCTCCAAACTCTTGTTCCTTGGCAAACTCTGAGTGAAAGCTGGCTGTAATACTGCGGCGTTGTAGCATTTCTGTACTTGTAGACCAATTCTTCCACCATTTAGAGCCCGGGCTCAAATTAGTAGTCATGTGTATGCTTTGGTAACTACTTTCAGTTTCATCCAAGTATTTTATTAAATCTAATAACTGTTTATATGCAGTAGGTTCGCCGCCGCTGAATGACCAGTGAAATTCAGTGAACCCATTTCGGCGAGCCTGTCTTTTGATTTCGTCTATAGCATGAGTGTATACTTCAAATGGTTGATAGTCCAAACTATCACTGCGAGCATAGGGCCAACAATAGCTACATTTATAGTTACAAAATCTACCCAAGATCCAACTTACGTTAAATAAAGGACGATCTAACATAGTTTGTTGTCCAAAACGGGTTATGTTATTAAGAGGGATTAGGCTAAAGTTCATTGACAGTATTTACAACTGATTGTATAATTACAAGGTAGACGTGAGTGGAACATGGTATACCTCCTCCTAGTAGCTTCGGCGAACGGAGGGCTAGGGCCTTGCCCTTAGGGTGGCTTTGTAGGTTCGAATCCTACCGTCTACACCA